GTCAATTTCTTACAAATTGATGTTTAGGGGGGTGTTAAGTTGCAGAATAAAAAAAAAGAGGATATGCTTAACATCATGAAAGCACCTAAACAAGTTCTTGGATTTTTGGAAAACCCTGAAACCTTTGACAGAAAGAGTTTTGAGACTCAGATTCGTCACGAGGTTGAAACTGTGCGGGGTGAATTGTCTGCGTCTGAGTCATTACTGGTGGGAATGCTGGTGATGACGGTAGAGACAATGGTTAAGGCTCAATCGGTTGTTAAGAGTGAAGGTTATATTTACGCCTATAACGCTGGTGAGGCTGTCAGTGCACACATGAAGGTTAGGACTGAATCGCTGGATAAGGTTATCAAGCTGTTGCGCGAATTAGATATTTTGACTAGAACACCAAAAAAACAATCTGAAGTAGATGAGTTATTCGACATTAATTGATCCTGCTTTTCAATATGCCAGCTCAGTTACTCGGGGCGACATCCTAGCGTGTGAAGATGTTAAGTTAGCGTGTCAACGGTTTCTGGATATGGCAGAAACCAAAGATGCTGCCTATGAATTTGTCCCGGCAAAAGCAGAACACATTCTCAAGTTTGTTAAGTTCTGTCATCACGTCAAAGGACCGGATGCCGGTAAAGTCATTGAACTTGAACCGTGGCAGGTTTTATTCTTAGTATCCATTTATGGATTCTGGGAAAAAAAAGACCCGAAAAAACGATGGGTCACGGACGTTATTTTGTTTGTTCCTAGAAAGTCTGGAAAGACTACTCTAGCGTCCATCATTGCGCTGTACGAATTGCAATTCGGTGAAGCTGGCGCGGAAGTCTTTACATTGGCGACCAGCAGGGAACAGGCTTCAATTTGTTTTGATTCGTCCAAAGCCATTATTGATGGCATGAATCCTCAACTTGCTGCGAAATACACAACGTTTAGAAGCGAGATTAAAAAGAAGGGTGATTCCACTTCTACTTACCGCGCACTAAGTCGGGAAAACCGAAAGACGGGTGACGGTAAAAGCCCATCTTGCGCCCTGGTGGATGAAGCGGCTCAGATCACAGAAAGAACGAATATCGAAGTTATCCACTCCGGTATGGCGGCTCGTAAGAATCCGTTAAGGCTTTATCTGACCACGGCAAGTTTTACCCGAGAGACAAAGTTTTTTGAGGATTTGACGCATTTCCGCGCAATCCTTCGAGGGGCGGCTGAAGACAATAAACGCTGGTTTGGACTTCTTTATTCTATTGATCCAGGCGACCAATGGACGGATGAAGCGATTTGGGGCAAAGCTAACCCTATGCTTGGAATCAGCGTCACGACTGAGCATATCAGACACATGGCAGAAGAAGCCATGTCCAAACCAGCCAGCCTAAATGAATTTCTCTGTAAACAGCTAAACATCTATGTATCCAGTAATGCTGCCTGGGTAGATAGACGATTCTGGGACGAGTCGGTTAGTAGTCTGCCGGAAAAGGAAATTGAAGCCACATTTATGGCTTTTGACTTGGCACATTCTCGGGATTTGAATGCGGTGGTGACTCTACATCGATATGATGAGGAGGAGTTATATGCACAATTCCAATTCTTTTTGCCCGAGGAAAGTTTTGAGTTAATCCCAAATCATTACCGAAGCATATTCAACGAGGCGATTAAATCCGGAGTTTTAAAACTGACTCAGGGCAATGTGACAGACCTAGTTGAGATTGAGGACTACATAACCAAACAAGCTGAAAAATATACGATCAAAGAAATTGGATTTGATCCATATAACGCAGCGGCTTTGGTGGCTAATCTTTACAACAAAGGATTGCCAGTTAAAAAGGTTGGTCAGGGTATGGCGGCTTTATCGAATCCATCTAAAACCACTGAGCAATTGATTATGAAACGAGCCATCCAGCACGATGGAAATCCATTTGTGGGCTGGCAACTGGGAAACTGTGAAGTTTATACAGACGTTAATGGAAACGTCAAAGTGCGTAAAAATGAGGCAGACCCTTCTGCCAAAGTGGACGGTATTATTGCCATGATTATGGCTATTCATTGCCATTTAGATAATGTGTTTGTATCAAATAGTTATGGTTTGCGCGTGTTTTAAGTGCTAATATGTGAGGAAATAGGGGAAAAACATGGGAATTCTGGACATTTTCAAGCGTAAAAAGGACGTAAAAGGCGAATCGAATACGCTTTTTGGTCAAACCCAATTGGGCAACCAGATTGTGCGTCAGGCGCAAGATGGGCAGCAGGGTTCCGCATTCCAACTCCTTTATGTCACCACTTCTAGCGTTACGAATGCTGGTCGTGTGGTGGATATGTCTGTTTTGTCGCGCAATTCGACAGTTATGTCGTGCGTGAATATTAAGGCTCGATCACTTGCTCAATGTTCAGTTAAAGTGATGTACAAAACAGAAGATGGCGTATTTGAAAATGCGCTTGAATCCAAAAGTATTAGCCGAAGGGATAAAGATAAAGCGCGTCAGGTACTTAACCTTTTACAGCAACCAAACAATTTCCAGAATCAATATGAGTTCTGGTATCAATGGTGTATGTGGCATGATTTGGCGGGGGAAACATTTACCCTGTTGTATCGCAAAGATCAAAAAGATGCGATGCAAACGCCTATAGAAATGTATAACTTGGACGCAACTTTGATTACCGTCCAGATGACGCCTTTGCGTTATCCGACCTATCGTCTAAGTACGCCCACATACGGATTTAATAAGGATGAACCCTTGCTGGCTCATCAGGTGATCCACTGTACTGAAGCGGCTTGGCAAGGTTCGGCGGGTTTTAACAAAGGTATTCTTGCTACCGAATTGGTAGCTTTGGATACAGATATTGACCTGTATGCGAACTACGTCATGCAGAATGGCGCGAAACCTTCAGGTTTATTCCGTACTGAACAAGTAATCCCTGACGCCAAATATAAAGAAATTGCCCAACGTTTAAAAGAAGCATGGGCTAGCATGACAGGTTCCAAAACTACGGATTTGTCCAAGCCTGGTCAAGCAATTATGTTGGATCAGGGAATGACCTTTGAAACGGTCAAAATGTTAACCTTGCAGGATGCTGACGCAGCAAAACTGAAAGAGCAAACCACACAGCGTATCTGTGCTTTGTTTGGTGTGCCTCCGCAAATGCTTGGATTGGCTCAAGGAAAATATAACAATACTCAGACCTTACTGGATGAGTTCTATAAAACCACCATGTATCCGATGGTAATTAACATTGAGCAAAAATTTCAAATGAGTTTGCTCAAAGGTTTCCCAAACCTTTACATTCGTTTTGATACCAAGGATTTTCTAAAAGGTGCTGCACTAGATCAAATGAATTTTGTCAGTGCTGGCATTTCTGCTGGTGTCATGACTCCCAATGAAGGTCGGGAATATCTAAATATGCCCAAAATTGATGGAGCTGATTCCTTGTCTACCGGAAAGACAACTGATCCAATTAAGGGCAGTTCCCCACAGGATACTGGGGGCGGTGGTGGAAATCAGACCAATAAAATGAATATTGGAAAAACATAATGCTTGTCAAACACAAACTTGCAGCGTTATTATCTAGTCGTGTGAGGCAGGATGATATTAAACTGCCCACGGCTAAGATTGAATCCCATACAATACAAGATAACAATCAATCTATTGCTAATGGGGTTGTCTATGAAAAAAAATCTGTCGGTGATTTGCGAAGCGAAACTAAGCCTAAACGAAAAGGCAGACAAAGCAAATCCAAGCGGCAAGATTAGTGCCCGAGTCACCACCTGGGGTCCAAGGGACGGTGAAGACGGTCGTAAATTCAATTACCAACCCGAAGGTTTCAAAGAATGGGCCATGGAATTTGCCGAATCTGGCAATCCTTTGCCCATGTTCCTAAATCACAATGACATGGGAATGCCTGTCGGTGAGTGGACGGAATTTAATTTTGATTCAACCGGAATGACTGCTGAAGGAAAACTTTTCCTGAATACGGTTGGCGGCTCTGATCTTTATAACGTACTCAAAGAATCTCCAAATCTATTTGGTGGTGTTTCTGTTGGCGCTTATGCTGAAGAAGCGCGTTGGGTTAATGCTGAAGGCGAACCCATGATGTCTGGTGATGATGATGACGAATCATATTTCCAGATTACTAAAGGCGGTTTGCGTGAAGTCTCAGTGGTGATGTACCCCAATAATCCAGCGGCTGAAGTGATGAACCTTGAATATTTTGATGACAAGGGTAATCCTAATCCGCGCAATATCGAGAGAGCACTGCGTGACGCAGGACTTTCGCGTAAAGATGCGACCACTGCATCTTCGGTCCTCAAGAAACTGCTAGAGAAGCGTGATGCCTCTCCTGTGGTAATTGAGAATACCCCAAATCCGAGCGATTCGGCGGCGGTGGTCGAAGCTGATGCAATTCTAAAAGCCTTTGAGGAACGCGAATTGCTGAAAGCATTATCTAAACGTCTGAAAGGTTAATCATGTCCGTTGAAAAAATCATGGAAAAGGTTGATGCGATTGAAGCGCAAAACCTGTCCAAAATTGAAGAAGTGAAAACCGAAGCTCTAGCAGAAATCAACACCAAAGTTGAAGAAGCCAAAGCCGAATTTGCCGATAAAGTGGCAGCTCTGGAAACCAAGGTTTCCGAAATGGGCGCCACCATCCTGCGTCCGATTGCTAAATCGGTTCGTCAAGATGTGAATCGTTCTGTGCGTGAGCAACTTTCCGGTTTTGTCAAAAAAGGCAAAATGGAAAAAGAACTGAAGATTTTTGAAGATGAATCTCAGTACAGCGCATATTTGAACGAAGCCTCTGCCCTGACCGGCAGCGGTGCTGGCGTTGGTGGTCGTACCGCCTATGATCCGGTGTTCCACAAACTGCGTCTTATCAACCCGATGCGTGGTGTGTCGCGCAATGTGACCACTGAAGGTTCCACCTATCAGTTCCGCGCCAAAACCGGCAACGCTGGTGCTGCCTGGGGTTATGCGATTCAGAACAACGGCGCTGCCACGACTGAATCCACGAACATTTGGCAATTGACCCTCCAAGACTTGAACGTGCAATTCCCGATCCGTACTGCGGCTCTGGATGACATCGACGGTTTGGAAGCCAACGTGGTTGACGATATGTTGCAAGAATTCTCTGAACAAGAGGGTTTGAGCATGATCCAGAACAATGACCAAGGTCTGACTACTCTGCCTTATGGCGGTTCCAATGGTCTGCGTGGTCTGAACCAGTACGGTGGTGCAAACGGCTCCTATACGGGTGGCACGATTTCTACCGCTGCATTTGGTTCGTCTGGCACTGGTTCCACCAGCGGTCTGCACAGCATTGCTACCTATGACCAGTTGACCACCAACGGTGCTACGGTTGGCGCTGCCAATGTGACGTATCAAGACATTGTGGAATTTGTTGCCCTGCTGCCGCAGGAATACTGGACCACTTCGGCTCGTTTCGTTATGAACCCGATTTTCATGGCTCAAATCCGTGGATTGAAGGACAATAACGGCACTCCGGTGTTTGAGCGTATGTCGCCTCTGGAAACTGACGGTATCGTCGGTCGTCTGTTGGGCTTTGATGTGGTTGTAAACAAGTATCTTGATATGCCTTACAGCTCTACCAGCACTCCCGGCACTACCAGCCTGTATCCGATGTATTTCGGCGACTGGCAGCGTTTCCACACTATCGTGGATCGTCTGAATATGGTTCTGCGTCGCTACGACCAAACGCTCCCAGGATTTATCACATTTTTTGGGGAAAAACGCCTTTGCACGTCCGTGGTCGATCCCTTCTCGGCTATTCGCTATCGCTCCACGGCGACTGCGACCTGATAGGAAAGGGGGGGAGAAATCCTCCCCTTTTTCTAAATCTTTTTTTGGAATTTATTATGACCACCGAAATCATCCTAGAAGCCATTCGGAAAAGTTTTAAAGAGCAAAAACAAGTCTCTGTGAATTTGCGAGAAGCCTCCGCAATCACCGGATCGGGTTCGGGTGTTGGCGGTCGTGTTATTTATGATGATGCGTTTGCAGCTCTGCGATACGCTAATCCTATTCGTGCCGCTGGTGCGCGAGTAATTAAAACGATTGGCTCAGATCAAGCATTTGTTACGAAGACTGGTAACGTAACCAATCCGACAAATCCTTGGGGCTACTCTTTTACGCCTAACGTGGGCACTCCGAATACTGCAACTTCTTTCTGGCAAATTTCGGTTAAATCAATTGCCGCATCTGTTCCGGTTCGTACTGCTATTCTTAGCGATGTGAATAACCTAGATGCAACGCTGGTAAGTGACATTGGCCTAGAGTTTTCGACTCAGGAAGCCTTGTCAATGATGTTCAATTCGGATCAAAGCGGTTCGACAACCACGGCATATGGCGGTGTTTACGGTCTTCGTGGTTTGGATTCTTATCCAGGTTCCACCAGTGCCGCTGCATTTGGCTCTAACGGTTCTGGTCTGACTAATGGTCTTCATACAGTGCTGGAAGTTGCTGCCGCTGGTTCTGCTGCAATCGTTTATAACGACATTGCAAATCTGGCAAAGGCTCTGCCTCCCCAATATCACATCCTCCCGTCTACGGCTTGGATGATGCACCCTAGCACTGTGGCTTATTTGCGTGAACTTAAAGATAGTTCCGGTTTGCCTTTATTCCTTGAAATGGGTGATAAAGACGGTGCATCTATTGGTAACATCTTTGGTCATCCTGTGATTCAAAATCCTTTTATGGATGAAATTGGCGCAGGTAATACGCCTATTTATCTGGCAGCATGGGAACGCTTTGTGACCATTGCCGATAATGAAGAAATGTCTTTCCAATGGCTAGATCAAACTGCACCCGGTTTTGTGACTCTGTTTGCAGAAAAGCGTGTGGTATCTACCATTTTGGACGTTTTTGGTGGTGTCCGTCTGACCACTTAAAGGTAAGAAATGCCATTAGATAGCTATACCAATGGTCCCTATCTAGGGACATCCCGCAATCCGTTTTCCTATGAAAAAGTGGAACAAACGGATCGGGATGTATCAACGCCCTGGCTTACGCTTGAACAAATTACGCAACAATTAAACTTGTTCAATGACGAAAGTCAGGATAGCTATCTACAAAGTCTTGAACTTGCCACACGAATGGCAATTGAAGATTATTTGGGCATGAGCATTTTCCCGATCACCTATCAGGTGTATTACGGGGCTTTTAATGGAATGACTGGGACGCAAGTTTGCCTAGACTTGCCTGAAGTTACACCCGGTTATTGCAATATGACGATTAATTCCGTGGGATATTGGGATGCCTCTAGCCCTCCGGTTTTTACTAAGATTCCTTCTACTGAATACTTCTATGACCAGACCGGAAACAAAATTATTTGTAACGGTATCCCTGATGAAGTCAATCAAGTAATTACAAATCCGATTGTGGTTAATTACACAGCAGGAGCTAATGCTTATGCGTCATATCCAGTTATTCAACAAGCTGGACTCCTTTTGTTGACACATCTTTACAATAATCGTTCAAACACTTTTAGTGGAGTTTTGAAAGAAATTCCTTATGGTGTTGCTGCCTTGCTAAGACCTTACAAACCTTTGGTGATGTAAATGGCAATTGCACGTTACGAGAACATCACTGTTAACAATTTGGCGTTTACCACCGATTCTTACGGAGAAGGTACAACGACAATTACGCCCTGGTTTCAAACTCGGGCGCGGGTTCAGGATGTCCGTAATTCGCTACAGATTAACAAAGATGATAGGGTTTATACCGATCTTGTTAAGTTCATCCTGAATTACACCCCGAATACTCGTCAAATCGTTGACTATCAGAATCTTTATTCATTGACCTGGAGAGGTCATGACTGGAGGATTACTGATGTCATGGAATCGAATGATCGGATGAATGTAACGCTATTTGCGTACAGAAATGACCCGGTGGTGAGCGTATGACAACTCAGCAAAATATTTCTGTCTATGCTCAATCCATTCAGGCGGGACTAAGTTCGGTGGTTAATCCGGTTCCTGTTTATGCAAACTTTAACCGTAATTTTGCAACCGAACCTAAGTTTGTCACCTGGCAATTGAGAAACGTTCACCAGCCTGTTTATACAGGTACGGTTCAGTCTGTTAAAGGTATTGATACCCCAATTTTTCAGGCTTCGGTCTTTGCTCAAAAAATGACCGACGCATTTAATATTGCCAATACCATTATTCAGGCGCTACACGGTTACTCTGGAAATTTAGGTGGGCTTATTTATGTCTCAAAAATTGACGTAAATATGCTATACAACACCTATGATGACCAGATAAAATTACATCATGTCATTCTGGATGCCAGAATGGATATACCATGTTGACACTATAAAACCTCTTTTCAAAGGATTTAAAAATGGCTCTCCCTAATAAAGTTTTACCCGGTTTTAGTGCGTCACTGTGGATGCAGACTGGCTCCTCTCCTGTTCCTTTTACCGTTTCTAATCTGTCCGTTTGGACGGGTGAAGTGGCTACGATTGTGGGTACTGCTGTTGGCGGTACTGGCTTGGCTGGCGAACAAGTTCCGGTGGAAGCAATTCCCGCATTTGGTCAGGATGACGCATCTGCAAACTTCATGGTTGCTGGTGCTCGTCAATCGGATCAAATCCCGACTCAATCCAAGCCTACCAGCATGACGATTACTGCCGCATGGAATCCCAGTGATGCCGCGCTGTTGTTGATTCGTGCTGATGCCTACAATGGTACGATTGATCGTACTTTTGTGGTTGCTGCCTCTGACGGTTCTAACACGGTTGCTTACGCCTTTAATGGTCGAGTTTCCGAGTTCCGTATTGATGCGGCTCCCGGTGCTGAAGCAAAATGTGTCTTCAGTATCCATCCCCGAGGCAACCAATACGGTTGGTCTAACAACACTTAAAAAGACGCCCTTCGGGGCGTTTACACTATATGGACATCAAATCATCTAATGACCTTCTCCAGTATCTAACCGAACGCGCTGAAAGCGGAGAAAAACAGTGGTTCGGTCGGATGCAACAGCGATTAACCGGCATCAAGCTGGTCCATGACATTGCAGCGCGTCACGCTGACAAGATGACCCCTGAACAGATCGTGCAATACGTTGTCGATCTAAACAATCAGATTTTCAAAAAAATCATTGTGGGGTAAATCATGGCTATTGCAAAAAAACTTGGCTCTCAGTACGAATCCATTCGTGCAGCTATTCGCACCAAAACTCTTAAACTCAAACTTAACGATGCTGAGTTTGATTTGAAAGTGCGTATTCCCGTAAAACGGGAAATGGAAGAAATCACGGAAAAGATTGCCAATCCTCCTAAAGAAAAAGTGGAGGAAATGTATCAGCGTCTATCGGCTCCGATCATGAAAACTCTCAATGAATCAGATAAAGATTTCATTGATGCGTTAAATGAATCAGATGAACTAAATGTAAAGCTGATTGATGGTGATGTGGTTGTTAATGGAACTTCGGTTCGTCAAATTGCCCACATGAATGCTGTATGGCATACACAGGTGGAAATGTATTTCAGTCTGCTGATTACTCCTACTGGCGAACCTGTGACGGAAACCTTTGAAGAAATTGCAGAGGAATTCCCTGAGGAAATGATTAGGGAGATTGTCAAGAAAATTGACGAGGCAATCCGACCTAACTACAAGGATACGAAAAAAAACTAAGGAGATCATTGCCTAGACAGGTCCGGGCGGCAATGATCTTTAGTGGACACAAACCGGAAGATATTGACCATATAGACGAGGAAACATTCGCGGAGATATGTGTTATGTATGGTGACGGTGTTTTAGGTGGTAAAGCGGCTTATCAGGCCATCACGCCTATTACAACGGCATTATTCAACTATATCCGCGATCCAAAATCGGGAGACTTTAGGTCAGAGCAATTATTCCCCTGGATCAATGAGTACGAAATTGACCCAGATTCTCAACCAGACAAAGAGCAAATCGTGAATAATCAACTACTGGTGTTTATGTCGCAAGCTCCAGGGTTTGACATGGGGAGGTTTAATGGCTCAAGCAACGCTAGAAGTTAAAGGCTTTGAAGACCTCTTTAAAGCAATGGAAGAATTGCAAGAGGAAATCGGAAAAGCCAAAACCGACCGAATTTGGAAAAATGCGTTAACTTACGCTTTTGTTCCTGTTCTGGAAAAAGCCAAATCTCTAGCTCCAGTGGATACTGGACAACTTAGAGACAATCTTTACATCAAGGCACAACGTCCACAGGCTAGAGACAAACGAAGCATTTATTATGCTGGCGAGTCTTATATGGTTCGTGTGACGCTACGACCCCAACGTGAAGAATCCATCAAAAATACGGTGTTAACCAAAAAAGGAAAATTCAAAGACATTTTCCAAAACCGTCCGGTGGGTGTTTCTCAAGAGTTTGGAAATGCCCGAACTGCGGCACATCCTTTCTTGCGTCCAGCCTTAGAATCAAACGTAGAAAATGTTACCAATCGTTTAGGTCAAGCAATTTGGGCTGAACTGAACTGGGGCAAATACGCTAAAGGTTAATCATGGCTCAAATAGGATCATTGTCGGTCAAACTTGGTTTGGTTACTGCTGAGTGGGATAAAGCCACTGACAAAGCCAAACAGCAAGCCAAAGA